GTTTTTTTAACACGTCCGCAAATCGGTGGTTCCTAGAATCAACCAGTTAGCCAACCGTCCATAACCAAAAGTTATATAGGTCTGCAATGTCCCGCAACCGTACCGCGTCCAACGTCTTAGAATTAAAGGGTGCGTTCAAGCACGATCCGATGCGCGCGCGTGTCGACGCGGCGACCGGCCGACCGATTGGCCCATGCCCTGTCGACGGCCCGATCACTTACGAGATCGCTTGGGATTACCTGATCTCCTGTAGCCCGGCCGGCGTGTTGGACGAACGCGACCGCCCGTTTCTTGAGGTAGCCGCCCGGTTGTTCACCGAGATGCGCAACAATTTCGAGGGCATGCATCCGGCCAGGCTCGGCCGCCTTGAAATGATGCTGTCCAAACTTGGCATGACGCCTGTCGACAGCAGCCGAGTGAAAGCCGACTCGACGCAGAAAAAGAACACCTTCGCCGATGACTAAGGCGGTTGCCAAGCGCGCCGCCCGCAAGCCGCCCGCACCGCCGGCGTCGGCCACCACGCCGCACGTCGACAAAGCATGGCAGTACGTCACGGACGTGCGCAGCGGCAAGGTTTTGGCGTGCAAGTGGATCCGCCTGGCGTGCGATCGTCACGTGGCGGACATGGCGGCCAGCCAAGCCAAGGACAGTCGGTTTGTTTTCGACAACGCCGCGGCCGAACGCGTCTGCCGGTTCGCCGAACGCTTCCCGCACGTGAAAGGTCGGTGGGCCGCCAAACGCGAGTTGCTGGTGCTCGAACCGTGGCAGTGTTTCATTTTCTGTTCGATCTTCGGATGGCTGATGCGCGAATCGGGCTACCGCCGATTCCGTAAGGCACGGATATACACGACGCGCAAGCAGGGCAAGTCATTGATCGCCGCGCCCATCGGCCTGTATATGTTCGTGGCTGACAACGAACCGGGCGCGGAAGTGTTCAGCGGCGCGACGAATGAAAAGCAGGCGTGGGAAGTGTTCGGACCCGCCAAGCAGATGGCCAGTCTCACGCCGGACTTTGTAGCGCATTACGGCGTGGGTGTGAATGCCAAGACGCTTACGCGGCTGTCGGATATGTCCAAGTTCGAACCGGTCATCGGCAAGCCGGGCGACGGCAGCAGCCCGCATTGCGCCATAATTGACGAATTCCACGAACACGACACGGACGCGCAGCTGGCCACGATGGAGACGGGTATGGGCGCGCGGACGCAGCCGCTTAGCCTGATCGTGTCGACCGCGGGCGATAACCTGGCCGGTCCGTGCCGCGCCGACTGGTTGGATTGTCAGAACATTCTCGAAGGAACGGTTAAAGACGAACAAGTGTTCGCGGTGATCTATACGATAGATCCTGACGTTGACTGGACGTCGGAAGCCGCGTTACGCATGGCCAACCCGAATTACGATATCAGCGTGACGGGCGAGTTCTTGATGGCGCAGCAAACCCAGGCGATCAATTCGCCGAGGCATCAAGGCCATTTTAAAACCAAGCATTTGAATATTTGGGTACAGGCGCGCGATGCATTTATCAATATGCAACGTTGGGCCGAGTGCAAAGTCACGGGGCTAAAGCTATCAGACCTGTTTGGCAAGCGTTGTGTGATCGGAATGGACTTGGCGAGTAAAATCGACCTTACGGCGCTGGTGCTGGTCTTTCCGCTTGAGAACGGCCGCTACGCCATGTTCGGTAAATACTACCTGCCGGAGGAAACCGTCGAGCAGCCGGAAAACCAGCATTACCGTACCTGGCACGCGGCCGGCCACCTGACGGCGACCGAGGGCAACGCGACCGATTATTTTCACGTGCTTGACGATATCAAAGAGTTGGCGGCGATGTTCGACGTGCAGGAAATCGCCTACGATCCTTACAACGCCACCATGCTTGTGACCGCGCTGCAGAATGAAAACCTGCCTATGGTGGAGTTTGGGCAGACAGTGCTCAACATGTCCGAACCGATGAAACAGGTGGAAGCGCTGATTAAGGATCGCAAGATCGAGCACGACGGCGACCCGGTGATGGAGTGGGCCATGTCCAACGTGACGGCAAAACTCGACCGCAAGGACAATATCTACCCGACGAAGGAACGGCCGGAAAACAAGATTGACCCGTTCGTGGCCTTGTGCTTGGCGATGGGGCGCCTTATGATCGGCGCAGAGCCGGAAAAGAAATATCAAATACTGGTTTTTTGAGGGGTTACGTTGAAAATCAACCGCGCATACTCCCGACTGACCATCAAGGCCGTCGATGACAACACCCGGACGATCACCGGCATAGCGTCGACGCCGTCGACCGACCGCATGGGCGATATCGTCAATCCGACCGGCGCCAAGTTCACCTTGCCCTTGCCGTTACTTTGGCAACATGACGCGTGCCAGCCGATCGGCAGCATTACGAAGGCGACCATCACCGCCGACGGTATTGAAATCGAAGCAACGATTGCCGACGCGCCGCAGCCCGGCCCGCTGCAGGATCGGCTTAACGATGCCTACCAGTCTATCAAGATGGGCTTGGTGCGCGGTTTGTCCATCGGCTTCCTGCCGCTTGAATCGGAAATGATTCCCGGCACGTGGGGGCAAAATATCACGACCTGGGACTGGTTGGAGTTGTCGGCGGTGACGATACCCGCCAACGCGGAAGCCACCATTTCGACGATCAAATCCTTTGACATTGGAGCGCCGGCCGCGTTAGGCCGCAAGGCGTTGCCGGTGGTCAGCAGCAAAGCGCCGGGCGTTTCCGGGCCAAAACCTACCCCAATCAAGGAAACTCCCATGAACATTGGTCAGCAGATCAAAGATTTTCAGGCCAGTCGCGCCGCCAAAGCCGCGCAGCTTTCCGCTCTCTTGGCAAACGACGGCACCACGTTGGACGAAGCGCAGGCGCAGGAATTCGACGGCTTGCAGGCCGAGATCGAAAGCATCGACGCGCACCTCAAGCGTTTGGAACTCGTGCAGAAATCGCAGATCGCCGGCGCTACCCCCGTGACGGCCGCCAACGGTGCCGACCCGGAACGTGCCAGCGCCGCCCGCGGCGGCGTCAACACCCCGCTCGTGCGCGTCGAGGAAAAGCTCGACAAAGGCGTGGCGTTCACCCGCTACGCGATGTGCCTGATCAAGGCGAAAGGTAATATCCAGCTGGCGCAGAACATCGCACAGCACAACTTCCCGCAGATGGATGGCCTCAACGCCATCATGAAAGCGGCCGTTGCGGCGGGCACGACCACCGATGCCACGTGGGCCTCGCCGCTGGTGGCGTACAACCAGTATGCCGGCGACTTCCTTGAATTTCTGCGTCCGCAGACGATTCTCGGCCGTTTCGGCGTGGGCGACGTCCCGGGCCTGCGTTCGATTCCGTTCAACGTGCACGTGCGCGGCCAGACGAGCGGAGGTCAGGGTTACTGGGTCGGCCAGGGCAAAGCCAAGCCGCTGACCAAGTTCGATTTCGAAGATATCTACATGGGCTTCACAAAGCTGGCCGCCATCTCGGTCCTGTCGGAAGAGCTGATGCGTTTCAGCAATCCGTCGGCCGAGCTGTTGGTGCGTCAGTCGTTGGCGGACGCCCTGATTGCGGAAGCGGACACTTCGTTCATCGACCCGGCCAGCGCCGGCGTTGCGGGCGTGCAGCCGGCATCCGTCACCAACACGGCGCCACATTTTGCCTCCAGTGGCGATACCGAGGACGATATCCGCGCGGATATTTCGGCCTTGTGGCAGTACGCCGACACGGCCGACTTGGCCGCGACCGGCGCGGTATACATCACCACGCCACGTATCGCTCGCCGCTTGGCGCTGTTGGTCAACGCACTCGGCCAGCAGTCGTTCCCCGGCGTGACCATGAACGGTGGCACGCTCGGCGGCGTTCCGCTGATCACGTCCAACTATCTGCCGCAAACCACCGCGGGCTCGACCTTTATCCTGGTGTTCGCACCGGAAATCTGGCTGGCCGATGATGGCCAGGTGACGCTTGATGCGTCGCGCGAGGCGACTCTGCAGATGGACAGCGCGCCCACGCAGGACTCGGTCACCCCGACCGCGTCCACCGGCGTGAGCATGTTCCAGACGAACAGCGTTGCGCTGCGTGCGGAGCGTTACATCAACTGGCAGAAACGTCGCGCCGCTGCGGTGGCGTACATCACTGGCGTTAACTGGGGCAACTAAGCCCTGACGGCAAGCCGGCCCCTAACCCGGGCCGGTTTTGCTTATCTTGAGGTGCCACCGTGGAACTGATCGCAGTCAAAGCACGCCGGGGCGTAGCGCCTGGCGAAACGTTCACCATCCGCGACCCTGTCCAAGCGCGTATTCTTGTCCACTTGGGGCACGCGATCGAGGTTGAAGGCCCCAACGGCAACCCGCAGCCGCAACGCACACGGCGCAAGTACAAGCGCCGCGACATAACGAAAGGCACCTTGGAACATACCTAAATGCGTCTTCTCGGTCTGAATATTTCACGTAAGGGCGCCGGCACGTTATCGCCCGTGGATGACCGGGGAAGTAGCCGCTCTTGGTTCCCGTGGATTCTGGAAGCCAATACGGGCGACTGGCAAAAGAACAAAGTCACGTCGGTTGATACGGTGCTTGAGTACCCGCCGGTTTTTGCGTGCGTGGCGCTGATCACCGCCGATTTTGGCAAGTTGCGTCCGAAGCTGGTGCAGTGGAATCAAGCCGCCGGCATCACAGTGGAAACGCGTTCCGCGGCGTTTAGCCCGGTACTGCGCAGCCCGAACAACTACCAGAATCACATTCAGTTCAAAGAGGCGTGGATTAACTCCAAGCTGTGCTATGGCAATGCGTACGTGCTCAAGGAATACGACGCACGCGGCGCGGTAACCGGTTTGCACGTGCTGGACCCGCGCCGCGTCACGGTGCTGGTCGCCACCGACGGCAGCGTGTTTTATCAGCTCTTGCGCGATGACCTTTCGGGCTTGTTCCCGGACGAAGGCATCACGGTGCCGGCCGCGTGGATCATTCACGACCGTTTCAACTGCCTGTATCACCCGCTGGTCGGCCTTAGTCCGATCATGGCGGCGCTTTGCGTGGCCGACACGGGCCGCAAAATGCAGGAAAATTCCGCGCTGTTCTTTGCCAACGGTGCGCGGCCAGGCGGCATTCTGACGGCGCCCGGCGCGATCAGTAACGAAACCGCAAACCGTTTGAAGACAACGTTTGATGAAAAGTACACCGGCCGCAACGCCGGTAAAACGGTCGTCGTGGGTGATGGGCTGACCTATGCGCCCATGACCATGAGCGCCGTCGACGCGCAGCTCATCGCGCAAATGAAATGGACGGCCGAACAAGTGGCCAGCGTTTTCCACGTGCCGGCGTACAAGATCGGCGCGGGCGTCATGCCGACCGGTTACAGCGTGGAATCTATCGCGCAGGACTACTACAGCCAGTGCCTGCAAACGCTGATCGAGTCGTTCGAGTTGTGCCTTTCCGAAGGCATCGGCATTGGCCTGACCGGTACGAACGGGGATTATACCGTCGAGCTCGACCTGGACGGACTGTTGCGGATGGATCGTGCCGCGCTGATCACATCGGTGGTGGAAGCGGTCAAGGGCGCGATCATGTCGCCGAACGATGGACGCCGCTT